AGAAGCATTAGCATATGTTCCTGCTGTACCTGTATTGGCAAATGAAGCTAACTTAGTTCCATCAAAGAATGTTAAAGAACCTGTAGTGAATGTTGTATTGTTTGTACCACCAGAACCAATTGGTAAAGCACTAGTTAATATTATAGAACCTATATTTGCCGTATTTGCGGTTAAAATACCAATGGTTGCCGTGTTGGCATTTAAATTGGCATATAGAGTTGCAGTATTTGCTACAGTAAACAGGTTGTTTGCAATCGTATTTGCAGAGGTGATAGAACTAGCTGCAACATCTTTGAACAAGTAGTACGCTTTGTTGCCAGCATCACGAACAAGACCGGTTGCTACGTTGGCGCCGTTGTTGTATAAACCAACAAAACCAATATCAATTACATCACCTACAGTATTATTGGAGGCAAGTTGAATTAATGAATCGTTTGTTTGTACAATAGACGTATTAACATAAGTTGTTGTACCTGAAACAATTAAGTTACCAGAAATTTGCAAATCTGTTGCTATAATTTGTGCACCAACAGCAGTTGTATTGGAACGAACAACTGTACTATCTGTGCTAATTGTTACTGTTTCAGAACCACCGGAACCAGTCACAGTTGTTACGATACCAGTATTACCACCTTGAATTGTTAATGTACCACCACCAGCCTGTGATCCAGAACCTGTGTTACCTGAAACAGTAAATGATGTTGCAATTGATGCTGTGGTAATATTTGATACACGACCATTTGAAGATACAGTAATTACTGGAACTTGTGACGTAGAACCATACTGACCAGCAGTCAAGTTGGCCATTGAAGATAGAGCAACGGCTATATTAATATTACTTGTGCCATCAAAAGAAACAGAGTTGGCAACAATATCACCACCCGTAATACCTATATTTCTTGCTGTTTGTAATGCTGTGGCTGTATTTGCGTTACCGAATAATTGACCAAAAAAAGCACCATCAGACCTACGTTTTACTAACGTATTTGCTGTATTAGCAGAAGTTGCTGCGTCAATTGTTTGAGTATAAAGTAGACCACCAATATTAACAACGCCAGTTCCAGTAGTATTACCTAAGAAAAGTGTGTTTGAAAGGTACGAATATGCAATTTCACCTGAAGCTAAACTGGTCGGAGAAGAAGTAACGCTTGAACGTTTAATTAAAATATTTGTATTAGCCATTTTTGGATCCTGTTATTGTTATTCTATTTTTATTATTCTATTTATTAAAAACTGCCACCGTCAATTAAATCTATATAGACATTGACAGAACCATTCGCATCTCTTAAAACTAATGTATTTGCTGTATTATTTCTTGTTGCATTTTCAAGTGTATTAATATAATATTGACCACCAATTTTAATTATACCATTACTATTATTGCCAATAAAAAGTGTATTAGAAACAAAAGAATAAGCTAATTCACCATCGTCTAATCTTAATGGAGCAGTATTCGCATAAGAACGGAGTATTTGAATTACTGTGTTTGACATTTAAAAAAATCCTGCGTTTAATGATGGAGTAATCGCACTAACTGATTGTGTGACAAAACTATCGGTAGCTGCAACATACACAATAACATCACCGTTTGCAACATTAGCTAAATTTAAATCTGTTGCCGACTTTAAAGAATTTCGACCACCATAAGTAATCGTGGTGGCTCTAGGACTTGTTGGTTGTCCTACTTGTACATTAACTGTTCCTATAACTTGACCTGGCATTTTTGTTTAATTTACCTTGTAACTGATGGAGAAACTTCAACAATACCTTCCAAAACTCTTGTTACATTATTGCTTGAGTCAGTAATTTTTGTATCATAAACATAACGGCCAGCAGCAATGTTTGCTGTTGTTGCTGAAGATAGAGTTAAATATATTACACCTTCTCTAGGTGTTGTAGTTGTTGTAAATATTGCTGTTGCATTTGCTGAATAATAAGATTTACGAATCTGACTATTGGCTGTATAACCAACTAAATTATAAACGTTACCATACACATCATCTAATGTGATGCTTGTTGAAAAGGTTGTACCTTGTTCTATGTAAAGATTGGTATATGCTGCTGGCATTTTTTCCTCTGTGAAATCATTATCCTATTGGATATTTATGCCATTATTTTTTCTTCAATTCGTCAATTTCAGCTTTGAGTTCTTTGATAGCAGCAAAAGCCAACGCACAAAGTTTTTCATAATCAACGGCTAAAGTACCATCTAGTTTTGTTCTGACTGCAACAGGAAATACTTTTTGTACGTCTTGTGCTATAACTCCAAAATCATTTTTTTGAACGAAGTAACCGTCTAAACCGCCGTGCCTTTGAATATATTCTTCAGTCCAATCAAAAGTTTTTCCGCCAATTGCATCAACAATATCCAAAGCATTTTTAATATCTGAAATATTTTCTTTGAATTTTTTATCTGAAGAATAATATGCAGTAATGTTATCTGTGGCACGAATTTCACCTTGATTACCACCCGCCGGTGTACCAACACCTAAATTATAACTTACTGTTAGTGTGCCACTAGAATTTAAACCTTGTGGTCCGGTTGCACCTTGAGCGCCAGTAGGACCTTGAACACCAGTAGGACCTTGAGCACCAGGAGAACCTGTTGGACCTTGAACCCCGCTAGCACCTTGAGCTCCAGTTGAACCTTGTGAACCAGGAGAACCAGTAGGACCTTGTGAACCAGGAGAACCAGTAGCACCTTGAGCACCAGTTGGACCTTGTGAGCCAGGAGAACCAGTAGGACCTTGAGCACCAGTTGAACCTTGAGCGCCTGTTAAACCTTGTGGACCCGTAGCACCTTGAGCACCAGTTGGACCTTGTGAGCCAGGAGAACCAGTAGGACCTTGAGCACCAGTAGGACCTTGAGCACCAGTAGGACCTTGAGCACCAGTAGGACCTTGAGCACCTTGAACACCAGTAGGACCTTGTGAACCAGAAACACCTTGTACGCCTTGGAATCCTTGAGGACCTTGGAATCCTGATGCACCTTGTGCGCCTTGGAATCCTTGAGGACCTTGGAATCCTGATGCACCTTGAGCACCTTGATAACCTTGAGGTCCTTGGAAACCAGATGCAGTAGGACCGGTCCAATAACCTGCAGCGTTAGCAATTTGTGTAGTACCAATATTGATACCACCATTTGCATATGTTCTGCCTGTTACATATAATGTACTCTGTACATTAGTTGCACCTGTTAAATTACCTCCTTCTAATGGAAAATATGTCGAACTAACGTAAGATTTTAATCCTGCATTAGCTGTATTTGTGTAAGTTTGTAAAAAAGTATTAGCAGTTGATAATGCATAAGAAGTGGCTACGTTAAATGTACTTGTATCTATACCTGAAGTACTTAATTGTTCATTAGTTGTAATCTGATTATAGATACCGCTTTGTACATTTAAAATTGACCATACATTAGATGTCTGATTCCATTGAATGTATGAGTTAGCATCAGAACTTTGATTAGGTATTGTGCCTGTTCTATAAACACCAAAATATGCAGTTTGATTTGGTGTTGCAGCACTAAGAATAAACTTATTGGTATTATATACAGTTGAACCATTAATAGTAAAATTACCATCAACACTAAAGTTACCTGTAATAGAACCTGACCCAGCGGTTAATGAACCAGTATTTAAATTATTGGTAATATAAAGATTATTTCCAACACCAAGGTCATTGACTGTGTTTGCTAGACCACTTGCATAAAATTTAGATGTTACTAAACTAGACGTTTGTACATTGTTATTTACCCATACATTACCTGTAGCAACAATGTTAGAAGTTGATACATTATTAGTTACAACAATGTTATTACCAACGTTAACACTACCTAATATTGTTGAAGAAACATAAAGATTGCCTGTGACAATATTTGCAGCCTGTACGTTTGAATTTACCCATACATTACCTGTAGCAACAATATTTGATGTTGTAATATTAACGGAAACATATAATTTCGAAGCTACAACATTGGATGCCTGTACATTACTATTAACCCATACATTATCTGTAGCAACCACGTTAGATGTTGTAACATTATTGGTTACATAAACACTACCTGTGGCTACTACATTAGATGTAGTAACGTTATTAGTTACAAATACATTAGAACTTATAATGTTACCAGAAGCGGTAACATTAGTTGATACAATATTGGCCGCATTAATATTAGTAGTTACATAGACACTACCTGTGGCTACTACATTAGATGTAGTTACGTTATTAGTTACATACACACTACCTGTAGCAACCACGTTAGATGTAGTTATGTTACTTGTAACAAAAGAATTAGATGAAAATATATTACCTGAAGCAGTTACGTTTGTAGACACAACATTGGCTGCATTAATATTGCTAGTTACATATACACTACCTGTAGCAACCACGTTAGATGTTGTTACATTATTGGTTACATAAACACTACCTGTAGCCACAACATTTGATGTAGTAATATTACTTGTTACAAATATGTTGGATGAAAATATATTACTCGAAGCCGTTATATTAGTCGATACGATATTAGCTGCATTAATATTAGTAGTCACATAGACACTACCTGTAGCAACCAAATTAGCGGTTGTTACATTATTTGTAACATTTAAATTTGCTGTGTTTATTGATGTGTTGGCTTGTAATACATCTACATATGCTCTACCAGTAACAGTTAATAGTGCAGTATTGGCACTTGTATTGGCTTGTAATACATCAGTCCAAGTTTTTCCAACTACATTTAAAGTTCTACCAACATATGAATCAAGTGATGTTATACTGTTACTTGTAGTTGTATTGTAAACTACATTTAAATTGTTTCCTAAAAAAGTATTACCTGTAACATTTAATCTACCAGCAAGATTAGAAGTATTAGCAACATAAAGTCCTGTACCAGGTCCGTTGGCTTGTATAAGGCCAGAAGCAATTAAAGTTAGTTGTGTATTTTGAAGGTATACTTGTCCTGATTGTACTGTTAAATTATTTTGAATAGTTGCTGACGAACCAGTACCGGTTACTTGTAAAGAACCAGCAAAAATTGCTTGATTATTTACTTGTAGTCCTAATGAAGAATCATCTAAGTATAACGTACCTGCATTTTTATGGTAATTATTGGCATGAAAATCATTGTTTTCTTTTACTAAAGCATTAGTTGTAACAATCCAATCACCAAAAGTATTACCAGTACTTAATAAAGAATATGCGTTAGACATTTGAACCTTTGCTTATTAATTGTGTCAATAGATGTTTGATTTCTTGAAGGTCATCTTTGACGATTGCAATTTCTGATTTTACTTTATTTATTTCTTCTTTTTGTGTCTGTAACATACGAACTTTGGATAAGTATTCATTTTTAGAAGCCATATCAGTATCCATAAGAGCCATACTATTTGTGTCTCTTACAAAAGTAGAATTATTTACTTTGACTAACATATTAGATACCTGTTCCTGGTGGTAGTGCCAATGCACGAAGATTTGTTAAATACGGTACAACAGTATTATCATTGGTTGCCAATACAATCTTAATGGCAAATTGACTAAATTCTGTATAAGTTTGGCCAGTTGTACTTGTATAAGAAATATTATTATTGGCTTGAGTACTACCATAAACACCAGGAGCAGCTTCAAATTCAATTAAATTATCTCTTGAGTTTGAGAATGTATTAGGATTACTTAAAGTTGACATCAACTGCCAAGAACCATCTTCAAAATTTTGAGTATCATTTCTATTCAATATCTTATAATAAACAAAAATATTTGTACCAGTTGGTCTGTAAGCAGTATAGAATACTCTCAAATCACCAGAATCATTACTTGGTGTCAGTACAACTTTCTTAGTAAAATATTTAGTCCAAGAATTACCACCTTTAGGTGATGTTTCTCCATATACTACAACAGAAGTATTTGATTTTCCAGACCTTGTTGTTGGGTCACTAATAGTAATTGTAGGTGTTTTGATGTAACCAGAACCAGGAGTTATTATATAGCAAGATGTAATTGAACCACTAGCATTCGCTGTAACTCCAGCGGTTGCTTGTACGCCAGTAGAAAGATCCGGAGCACTAACTGTAACAGTAGATGTAAGAACATTATAACCATTACCTGAAGCAGTAATACCAATAACTGAATTACTTAACTCCATATTATTAATTAAATATCTTACTGTGTAAAGTGAAACTCCGTCATCTGAAATAATGGGGCTTACATCAGAATCAGTAGTACTTAATGTAGCATATAAAGAGAATGAATTATTTGAAGTTTGTAATAAAGCTCTTTCTCCAAGTCCATCATCCAAATAAACACTCTCTGGAGTTGGCGTACCAAATTTTCCTGGAGTAATAGATTGCGCTGTTGTTTTTGTGTGGTCTGAATTTAAAGTTGTAATATAAGAATAATTAATAGATGCACCAGAAGGAACAAAATCTGTAGTTGAAACATTTAACGCATCAACTAAAGCATCTTGTGAATGGTTACCATATAAATTAGACACACTATCAGGATTTAATTTATGTAAAATATCATCATCACCCATTTTTCTAAATGGTAAATTTTGTGGAACAACAAATGGTATTGTTGCACTACTTGTATTGAATACACACCTATCTATTACAAACATCAAATCTTTAGTTTGGTCTGCTGTCCATGTGATGGCATTTTGTGATTCAAATAATGAACCAACTTGTGGTAAAGCACCAATTTTAGTTGGATTTGATGGTTTATCATCTGTCGGTAAAGCTTTAGCGGTCGAAGGCACAGCCAAAGTATTTTGTTGCGCATAATACAATTGATAATCAGCTGAAGTTGATTTAATCATAAACGCATACAATTCACCTGGTTGTATATAAACCGGAGCATCAAACATAAATTCTGTATATGTACTAGAATCTAAGTAATGTGGATTATTTGATGTCAATACTTGATTTGGATGTAATAATTTAGTTGAGTAAGGCACAACTTGACCGTTAGGATATCCATTTAATGTACCAACAATCGATACAGTAACAGGAATATCTTGTGTTGGTTTTGAATAGAAAAATAGTTTTATAGATTTTATAAAAATACCGTTAGGATAATTATCTTTTTCTACAATAAATGTTTGCGCTAAAGGATCATATGGAGAAATTGATGAGATTGTTCCAATGAGTTGATTACTTATTTGATTTACTTGTGTGAAAGAACCTGCAGCTGCATCGACTGAAGGTGAAAAATTTAATTGTTGTGATGAAGTCTGTAAACCGGAGGCAGTAAATGTGGCTTCAGAATATGTTGTTGCTGAATCAGGAGCAGTTGCAACAGTTCTATTATCAATACGAAATACTCTTGTGCCAGTTTGAAATGTAGTAGAAGGAACATTAAAGATACCAACAAAATTACCTTTTTCATCAGTCGATAATGTAGCTGTATTACCTGCTTGAATTGCTGACGAGATATTTGATAAACGGCCATCAAGACTATACTGTGAAGCTACAACACCATACTCATCATTATATCCTAAAGAAATATTTACAGGAGTATCTAATGTAGCAATTTTTGTAGTTGCATCATAACTTGTTATAGTTGCGGTATAATTGTAAATGCTTGAAAATGTTTGTGTTGTCATTTATTTTACCACTTTGCCGATAAGAGTTTTTGGAACCAAAACAGAAAATAAAGCTACTAGGCCAATTCCACCAATAAGAATAGCAGGTAGAGAAAGAATAATTTTAATATATCTCATTTGAATGCCTTTTCATACACCTTAGCAATATAATTCATGCTTGGTTCTTTTAATGTTTTCTCTGCTTGTTCAAGTTGTTTTTGTATTTTTTCTTTTACATTAATCATATTTGAATTATTTATGAGAGTACCTAGACCCCAACAATAAGTTTCACCAAAGAATCTTACATACTTACCAATATAATCTGGTTTATCTGTGAGTCCTAATTGATATTTAATCTCATTAGTTCTATGTTGTGCTAAGTATTTTGTAATTACAGTAACTAATGATGTTGGATGTTTTCTCATATGTTCAACAATGAAAAATGCCCAAGAGTGATAACCTTTAATTGTATTCTCATCAATTTGTTTTGTAAATTCTAAATCAGCAGCAAGGTCATCTATTGACATTTCACCAATCTCAGTCATGTGTGTACAAATTACACGACCACCGCCACCGCCACCACCCGAAGGTGCTGGTGGAGGAGGTACATATGTGGCACTAACAGTTACTTCATATACATATTTTGATGTAATGTTAATTTGTGAACCCGCATAGAAGTTTGTATTTGAAGAAGCATCAGAAGCCAATTTAACTTGATTTACTCCTGTAAACCATGCACCACCACCTGGCATAATAATTTCAGTTGATACTCCTGTTGGTGTAGTATATGTTGAATAGTATACAGGATTAGTAGTATCAAATACAATTGTGCCAGATGAATTAGTGATTGTCAAAGCAAAAGCGGAGGTTGTTGTACCACTACTTGATGCAGACCAAGATATTGTTTTTGGATTTGCACTTGCTGTAATAGAAACAGTTGATGTTGTTGGTGATACGGAAGATGATGTGCCAATCGATGAACCATTTGAATATACTGTTGCTGAACCTGAACAAGCAATAGTTAATGTATAAGTATCTGTGCTTGAAAATATTACAGGGAAAGCAGCAGTATATGCTGTGCTATTACTTTGGTCGCCCCAAATACCATACTGATTTAAGAATGAACTGTAGTTACCTACATCAGCCGCAACGTAATATTGAGTTGTTACACTTCCACCTAAGACGTTAGCATATCCACCACCAACACCAGATACCGTTCCTGATTGGTGTAATGTAATGATATTGGTTGATGTTAGTGTTCCTTGCGCTGTGTTACCAGAACTTAAATAATTTCCATTTGAATCAAAGGTTGCATTTTGTAAAGTTGTTGTACCATAAGTGTTTGCTGTATTAACAACTTTAGCGACATACAATCTTGAAGTATTTGCTGAACCTGATGTGCCAAAGTTTGGATAATTATAAACAGAAATAACACGAGCAACAGGATAGAAATTACCTGTACCCGCAAGATAAAAACCTACGATATCATTCTCTTTAAAACCACCATTTGTAGCATTAACATTAGTTAATTCAATCGTGTTTGGTGCGGTCATATATTGACCAACATTTTTACCATCAAAGAATGTTGAAATAGGAGTATTTACTAATAAACCTTTAGCTTTCACTACAATCTGTTGAGGTCTAATATAAGGCAATATAGAAATGTTTGTTAAAAATCCATTGTTAATTGCTGAACCTGCAGGTACGGATGTATAACCACTTGCTGTAATATTTTGTAGTTGACTTCCGTAAGTAGTGGTTAATGTTTCTGAGTAGCCAACATTTGTACCATATGGACCATTAAATCTTCCATGGTTCTCATAATTTGTTGTTGTTGAAGTTGAAGTTGTTGTGCCAGGTATTGTATGCCAATCACCCATATTAGTATAATTAATACCAGCTGACTGCTGATATACTTGTAATGCTGGGTCGGTCACTAATATTGCAGGCGCTTGATTGTTATCAACCCAATTATCCATTGGAGGATTCAACTGTGTAACACCTTCTTGAACAACTACGTTAAATGGATTGACGCTTATCGTACTACTTGCCAAAGGTTGAACAATCACATTAGATGTTGTGTATGGTAGTGTAAATATATTTGTTTGTGTTCCAGATATACTTGATACTGCATATGTATTTGTATTAGATAAAGTACCTAAACTAGCTAATACAGCTGGGTTTTGTAATTGAAAATTATTAACCAACGACAATGGTGACAATTGATTTTTTCTAATGTTAATATTTGAACTATAATCTGGATTGGTTGTATCAGCAGTAGAGAAAGATGAGAAGTCATCAACAAGAATACCATTTTTAAAACGATTTAAACCGTTTGCATCTGGTACTTGTAATGATTGTGCATTTTGTTCTAATAAATTTAATGAGGTATAATACTCTAAATTATTAACACGGTCTTCCAAGTCTGTAATATCTTTTTTAGCCCAACGTTTGTGTAATACTTTGTTAATTGACAAACTAGATGTTTGAGTGGGTGAGTTTTCACCAGGAACGTAAGCTGTGTATGGGTCAAGTGATATATTTGCAAGAACCAAAGAGCCATCGGGTTCAGTTGGGTATCTAGGATTTGTAGATGGTGTACCTTCTATAATTAAGAATTGTTTATCCTTAGTTAAAATTAATTTATCTTTTCTTCCCAAATAATAAGAATAATCACCTTGGAAATTTGAAAGGTTGTAAGGTATCAATGTACCCACATCATTTGAATTTGTTGGTGTGGCTGTATATTCCCAAGTACGTGTTGTTGAGAAGTTTGCTCTGACTGGTCTAAAGTCAACAGAATCAGCAAGTCTGTATGTTGTACCGTGTGTACTTGTATAACTTCCAATCTCTGCATAATTTTCTGGAGAAGTGGCAACACCACCAGAACCAGAACCCAAATAAGAGCGAACACTAAAGTATCCATCACCACTACTACCCGCAGTATGGTCATAACAATCAAATATAACTAAAATATTACCTTGTGGTTTTGGAGCACCAGGTAATAACTTAATTGAAGCATGGTCATAAAAATTATCTCTTTGACCATTATCAAATGAGAAGAAGTTTGTAACATCATATGTAGAATCTGATAACATGGCATTTGTTACAACTGTTCCTGATGCTTTTGTATCAACAATCTTTTTAATCTTCTTAACATCACTAACATATAATGATATTGAAGATGGTGGATTAGAAATGCCAGCGTTAAGAATGTAAACTTGGCCTGCTGTTGGATACACATATGAGTTTGTGGCAACTACTGTGCCAGAAACCTGAGCAAGAGCAGCAGTTGTATTGCCTTTAACAAGATTTTTACTCTTTAAAACATATGAAGTTGAATCACCACTTGATACTTGAACTTGAGCAATAATATCAACAGTCTTACCGGAATATATTCCTGATGTTGTATTACCTGTAAATGTTGCAGTATTACTACCTGAAATGGATACTGTATTGCCTGATGATGAGAAGTCTAATAAACTGCCCGTTGCTCTGTCAATAACAATAAAATTTTGTTTAACAGCATCAGCACTTAATGTACCCGAACCTTGGAATCTAATTGGGCTACTAGCATTACCTGATTTAGAATCTAATGTTAACACATTACCTGTAAATGTTTTTCCACGATATACTTTTGTTGAATAGTAATCTGTATTAGTTAATGTGGCTGCAAATGGATAACCAAGACTGAATATCATTTCTGGCATGCCAACACTTTGATAGATTGTATCACCAGTATTAATACCACTAACTTTACCACTATTTGAATTAATATTTACGTTAGCTGTTAATCCATATGAACCATTAACTTGTACAATAGATTCAATATCTGTAGTATTAAAGACGATAGAAAAATTAGATGTTGTATCTGGTGTTATTGTAAATGCTTGGTCAACAGTAGCAACTTTTGTAGAACCATCATATGAAACAACTTTTCTAATATCACCAACACTTGTACCACCAGTAATAGATATTGTGGCACCATAGTATGCGTTGGCTTTAGATGAGAATTTGCCTGTCGTATCATAGAAAGCAATACTAGTAGTTGTTGATGAACCAGTTGCATTACTACTTAATGTATTTGTTTTTACATCATTAACATATGCCTTATATACGTATGATTTTGTATTAGAATTTGTTCCAAATGAACTGTATGATAAGTTTCTAATATAACCAGTACCAACTAATGTTGATGTGTATGTAGTTGTATTTGTAGAAACAATATTTGAAGCTGGAACTGAATGTAAATCCACACTAGGCATGCTTGTAACATCAAATACTCCATTGGCATTATCAACATAGAAGTAACTTCCATAATCAATATAAACACCATTATCACTTACTGATTCTGTTGTTTGCGCTCTATTACCTGTCAACAAAACTTTTGATTGATTCTCTACTCTGTAACCATGAACATAAGCAATACCAGGTCCTACACCTAAATTGTATTTGGTTGAATCACCAGAACTCTCTGTGTTTGGAGTTAATTTAAAATCATTAACAATGTAATCACCGTTAGTTTCATAGTCACGTTTAGCAAAATAGTCATCAATAACAGAGTATACTGTGTCATCAGTTTGCTTTAGTATATTACCATTTTCAACTCTAAGTAATTCAATAAATCCATCATCATTACCTAATGTTAAAGGTAAAGTAATTAATTCTAATTGAATTACATAACGGTCGGCACCCGGAGACTGATAGTTTGAAGCACCAATCGCTGGGTCTAATAAAGAAGCATCATTAATATAATCATAAATTGTTTCTGTAATTTGTAAACCAACTCTAGCTGAAGGTGAATTACTATACTTACTTAAAATGGTAGTTTGTGGTTGAACCGAAACAAAATTACCAATAGAATATTTTGTAAAACTACCATCAGAGTTTGGTGTAGATGATTGTGAATAACCATTAACAATATAAAAAACACCATCTGAAATTGAAGCTACAGAAGATAATCCTGTACAAGTTGTACCACCAGAAATACCAGAAGTTGTTGCATTAAAGTTTGAACCGTCAGCACAATAAATGACTTGTGCATCAGAAAATTTAACACCAGATAAGTATGAAATTATAAGTGTTGGTGGATCACCGGTGAAAGAGCCAGATGTTGTTGTTTCAATAGTTTGAATAACTTTAGCTAATACTGTACCAGTAGAATCTTGAATAACTTTATTAAGAAAATTTGAGGCTGTAATATCAACGCCAGCATACTGTGTATTTAATTTTAGATAATAACAATTTAAATTTGTTGTAACTTTACCACCTGTTACTGGAGTATTCTGTGAAAATATGTTATCAGCAAATTTGGAAATTTGACTTTGTAAAATAGTTTGTGCTTGTGTTAATTCACGAGCTTGTACCGCATATCCAGGTTTAAAAAGAATTCGATGAAAGTTTTTTGACGGGTCAAAGTCATCGTAGTATGGGTCAACGTTAAAATTTAATGCCATTTTATTCCTTTAGTATCCTAGTACAAACTTAAATTGTTCTATTCCGTCTGAGCTTCTCTGTACAGCACTTCTATTTTGAATATAAGCTATGTATCCAGAGAATTTCATAAATTTTGGTGGAGTTGTTGCTAATAAAGTTCTTGTGGTCCCTGAAGTTTGTCCTTGTATTGACAAATTTTTTGTTATAGTTCCATTTGTATTTATGAGCTTAATTACATTAGTTGATGTGTTAAAACTTAAAACTGTTCCCGTAAAAATAGCTTGACCATATGTTGTACTGTTTGGATTAATATCAATTTGAACTACAGTTTCGTCAGGAGTATATGTACCAAAACCAGAAGCAACAGTTACTTGGGTACTCAAATCATATATTGATCCATTAGCAAATGCTGGGTAAGTATCGTCCGACATTGGATTAATCAATAAACCAACTTGTCGATAGTCAATGTCAATTGGAATATAATCAACACCATTTAATGTTTCAGTTGAATTAAACTCTGTAATGTACATAATGTGATTACATCCTAATTCGGATACTGGATCGTAACCGTGGCCGCCTACAGGAGACACAGGTGCGTATGCCGCTGCATTTGAAGCCTGTGTATTGGCAGATGTAATAGACACATTGGCGTATGTATAATTCGATCCTGGATTGAATATATTAATGTCTGTGATAACTCCATTAGCCATTGATAAATTGGCAGTAGCTCCACTACCATCACCAGTAATTGTTATTGTGGTATTTGAAGGCTCATATTTGGTGCCACCATTTGTGAGTATGATAGCATCAATGCTACCAGTACCAGCTGTAGCTGTTGCATTTGGTGTTTGTGAACCAACTGGTACAGGCATCCAAGTTGAATCCATAAATTTTGTTTTTGTACCAATATCTATTGTGTAAATATATTTCCACTTGTAACCATCAGAACCGCTAGTAAAAACTTGATTTGTATTATAAGTTCCTGGTTGAAAGAAAGGTTCTGTATTAGATAAGCCTCCATTATTGTTGGCCAAACATTTAAATACTTGGTCATACCTATTCTTTACATAAAAATTCTTAACTAAAAGTCCTGTTGTATTTGACCTAGCAAACATATCAACATCATCTCGGTAATAAGCATAGTTTGTATTTGCAGACCAATCTATTCTTTGTGCTACGGGAATTATATTATTTGTTGTGATTTTTTTCGCTACAAACATACTTTTGTATATATTTTTTAAATATTTTTGTGTTTGTAATGGTATATCTGGATTATTATCATCAGACCAAGGAATAACTTGTGATAAGAAACAATAAACTGCTTCTGTAGGCGAAGTTGTACCAGATAGAACAAGACTAGGAGCATAATAATCTTGTTTTATTTGAGAAGTATTGAATCCGTAAGTAAGTAGATTTTGATTTGCCATATTTTATTTATTAAGTATATCCTGCTGATGTGAGTTTAGTTATCTGAACATTTGCAGCTTTAGCTGTAAATACTTTGTTCACACTTATATTTCCAGTATTACTGTATGTAAAGTTGTTTGCCAAAGTTAATATTTTGGTGGTGTAATTGATACTAGTTACGAGTTTTACCTCATTATTTAATTTAATAAAATCACCAACTTGAATAATATCAACTATCGGATTGTTAGAACTATAATTTCCATTATTGAATAGATTATATGATGAAGTATAAACATTTGATATATTTATAGTGTTGGATCCAGAGACCGCAGATCCTCTTGCCACATTTATCATACTCAACCAAACATTATTCTTTAATGTAACTGTATTGGCAAGGGTGTTTATTGTATTCACTATACCATAGAAAGAATCATTGGCTTGATTTACAAAAGAAATTATGGTATTTTGAGTAAAAATATTTGCTAAGTTAGCAATACCAGACCAAGGTAAACTACTAAATGATATAACATTTGAACTTAATTGACTAAAATCTCCATTGGAACTTATCGTTGCGGCCGAATTGGCATTGGCTGTAAAATGAAATAATGTGTTACCTGTCTGTAAAGCATCTGATATTGATATATCAAAATCATTGTTAGATTTCATCGCAAATCGGCCAAGCACTTTCATACCAGTAGGATGTAACAGATTCAATAATGCTGTTCTGTATTTGGCAATTTCTTTTTCTAATGTAATTTGATATGTGTAGTTGTTATAATTGGTACTCTGTAATACATCAAAAGAACTAGGTTGACCGGAAGAATCTAAGTATTGGCCTGCACCTAATGTTAAACCATTCAAGAATGTGGCAAATCCTGTTGCCGTACCATCACCGTATGTAATAACTCCATTGGCATATCTCTGACTATTGATACCAGCAAACTGTGTTAGTATTGTTGAAGCATAGGCACTTGAAATATTCAAAGAATAAGTTTTATTGTTTGCCACAATTGGCCGAGCAATATTTGGTGTAGAACTATAGTTATAAGTTCTTAAAATATATAAAGATTTTGTTGGATCCAAATCATTTTGAACTAATGTTAAAGAATCTGCGGTTGACAAATATGAAGCTGTAGCTATACCAGTACCTTGATAAAGAATGTCTCCTCTACTTGGATAATTACCAGGACTTATATTTGTTACAACAACATCTTGTACTTTAAATGAAACATTTGGTGGAGAAATATAATCTTCACCGTAATCGGAAATATTAATTTTTGTTATAGAACCAACTCGGTCTAATTCTGGAACAAACGCAGCGCCTTGGCCAATAATACCAGCAATTGATAATTCAGCGTTTACACCCGCACTAGACGTAATGGTAAGTGTAGGCAAAGCGTCTAATCTATAACCTAATCCACCTAATGGAGACCGATAACCAGTTTTATCATAAACATAAGCAACATTTAGAATTGCTCCATTGGCAGCAACAGTAATCACATTTGCAAAAGCACCGTAACCTGACCCACCAATAAAGTTTATCTTATCATTGGCGGCATAACCCGTACCTTTTTTATCAATTTTAATAGGTCCAAGAATACCTAAAGCACCTAAATCACTTGTCGATACTGTGTCTTGACTTTTATATAAAGATTGTGCTGTGATAATTGGTGTAGACTTTATACCACCACCTTGGTTTGTAATAATCACAGAAGAAATTGGATATGTGTTAAATGCTGGGGCAAAAGACAACGCATTAATTAGTGTGGTATTCGCATTTGATATTGCTATGTTAGCAAAACTAAAATTGACACCAGTATTTGAAGTATAAATTTTGTCATTTGCAAAGGCCAAACCTAAATCTACACCAGCGTGTAGTATAAAACCATTGGATGTATCAAATAGATATTTTGTTTCTTGGATTGAAGGATTACCTGCCGTTTTTGAACCAATCCTATCATTTGGTATAAAACTAATGGTTGATATTGGATTATAAAAAGAGTTACCAATAAAAGTGATTGCTGTATTGACACCACCAATTTCAGCCGTAGCACCACCAGCATTGGTGATATTAATTACACCTGTATTTGGTGTGATTGTACTTGCTTGAGAATACCCAAAACCACCAAGTAAAACACCCTGAGAATTTGCAATTGCAATACTTTTTATTGAACCTTTAGTTGTTTCACCAATGGTTGCTGTAGCACCAACACCACCAATACTATTTAATCCACCATAAACAATTACTGGATCACCAATATAACCTGAAGAAGTATTGGCGCCTTCATATAATAAACCTCTCTTTGTAGAAGTTACTTTTATCTGGCTTATTTGACCTACAATTTTAGCTCTTAGTACTTCAGCACCAGAAGTAGTAGAGGTTACAATTTTACCATCTTTAAAATAAACATTTTGGTTATTATTATCAACTATACGCACAAATTCACCTGATTGAAATAACCTTTCAATATTAGAAATGAATACTTCAATTTTACCTTTAGACAAAACAGAATTTTCAATCGTTGCAATTGATTTTGTTGTTTCACCAAAAATTCTTAAATTATTTGTTTCTAAGAAATTTAAATCTGACGAACCTAATTTTAAACTTTTTGAAATATACCATTTACCTGAAGAAGCCTTTAATACAGCATCTTTTGTGTAAAAGAAATCTACATCAGAGTTATATAATGTTCTAAAGAAAAATTGAAATGATGCTGGTGTGCCTTTGGCTTGATACAGTTGTTTAGCTAACTTAATTACTTTATTTTTATCAGCTAATATTTCATTAGGAAAATAAGAAATAAATTCATTATAAAAATGTGAAGTAAATGTATCAATAGTCTCATCAATATTTCGGTATTCTAGTAAATTTTTAGAGCCATATGTTGCACCTTGTTGTGTAGTTGCTGTAGTAATTAATGAATTGGATGTGTTTGGTAATTCCATCCATTCATAATAAGCTTGCAAGAACAACACAAAATTTTCGTAATCAGGATTATCCCGAATAAATTCAGGTAACTGTGATGGTACTAGTATTGAGGTTTTTTGGCCGTTAGATATCATGTACTTGTTTTGGCTGTAACACTAACTTTAATAGCATTAGTATCATAAGGATCAATAGTAATAATTCTATTGTATGAAGATGATATAATGTTTGTAGTCGGAGTAACAGAAAGAGTTAATTGTCCTAGTGGATCATTAACACCATAAGGATTAAAGTTATTTAATGTAATAATACCATTGAGGTAATCAACTGTACCAATGTTAGAATTAAATATCGTTTTAACTTTGTTTGTGTTATTATAATATGCTCTTAATGTACCATATCTACCTTGTAGATTGACTACAACCGCACCTAATTGACCTGTTGTATCACCAGATGCCGGAGTTATTGTTGCAATTGCTTGTGTATAATTATTACCAGAATTAACTACTGTAATCTTTGTTATACTTCCATTTACAATAGTTGCTGTAGCAGTAGCGTCAGAACCATCACCTAAAATAGTAATTGTTGGGGCTGACTGATAACCATAACCTGGATTAATTACATCAATAGTATCAACGCCATATGTTGATGAAGGAACTTCTTCAATGTAAATACCATCAATAATTGTAGATAGATTAGTTGGGTCTCTATATTGTAAATCAGGATAACTTGTTATACCACTACCAAATTTACCTGGTTGAATAGGAGTATTATAATATAACTTATATGTTGTACCTAAACTTAAATTTGGTAAAAACTTTTTCTGTAATTTAACATTAAATTCGCTACTGATAATTGATTGATTATAACTTTGAATTGTTGATAACAAATCATAAGAATTAAATGTAGAGTTAAAAGTATTTAAAGAATTATTGCCCCAAGTTTGAATTGCTGAAGTAAGTCCTGATGATAATTGGGCTGCTGTTAAATTTGTATTTTCTGCTGTATAATATACTGAAGCATTTACTTGAATATAAGTGTAATCAGGGTCAACGATAGTAGGCACAACAGTTAATACTGAAATTGGTTTAATGACCTCAGCGATTAATCTTTGTTTTTGTGTCGCAGTTAAACTATAACCACCTGTTGGTTTCAAACAAACAAATACTTGACCGTATACAACCGGGTCATTTTCTTCTCCACCCCAAACATTAACAGCATCAAATGCATAACCTAATGTATTCTGTTGAATGGCAGTAATGTAATCGTTTTTGCTTACTGCACGACTTTGTGCTGAGAAAGCCTTAGGTGCTTGAAATTTAATAGAAGTGATACTCTCTTTGTCTCCACCTGTTGACGCTTCAACAATAGGATATATTTGTAGAGTAGTATAACCTGGTATTGAATCCATCAATACAAAATTATTGGCACCAGCCGCCATCGTTCCTTCAGTAGAAACGTAAGAAATATTTACGATATTACCATCAGATAATAACTTTCCTAAAACGCCATCACCAAAATATATTTCATAATTTCCATTTAAAGCTTCTTGTAAAAAATATACAGTAGACGTTGAATCTAATGTCAAATAATTTGCAGCTGAATTATATACAGTAGTTGATGTGTTTGTTGAAGATTCTTGTACAACAACTTCAATAGTCGTTGTGTCAATCGTTGCATCAGGTATTTGAAATGTATATGAAGGATTAGAAGTAGAATTTACTGTATATCTATAAGATGCTGGTACACCTTGTTTAATAATAACAGTATCAAATGTTGCTGTATTATCTACTGCATTAACTGTTTTAGCATCTACAGTTACAAAGTTGTAGTTTACTCCGTTAATTGCTTCTGATGTAAAATTAGTGAATTTAGGTAATGTAAATGCTCCATTGGCAGTACCATTAAAAACTAAAGATATTTCGGCTGAAGGAGCAATAGCTGATTTTGGTGTATAATTTAATAATTTGGCATGAGAAACAACTGAACTTCTTTGTAATGCTGAATCCAAAAACATTTCATTGGCAACCATATTCAAATAATAAGCATTGTATTGTGTATTGTATGCCAAAACATCTAATAAAACAGACATTGATGAACCTTCAAAGTTATAATCTTTGAATGTATCTTGTTTTTGTAAATAGTTGATAAAATTAGATTTAATTGAGCTAAAATCTAATTGTGTTATGTTTATATTTGTATTTGAAGCCATTACCTTGACCTTTGAAGAAGTAAATTGACTGTTGTTGCTCTTGTATTATTACCCACAAAAAAAGTCATGCTTAAATTAAATGAATTTTCATCAGGTGATACTGATGCATTAATTGTATTAATTGTAATTCTTGGTTCAAAATTTGAAATTACATTTTTGACTTCATTTTCAATTAAATTTGCTGTCAACTGGTCTGCCGGTTCAAATAACAATTTATTTAAATTTGAACCTAAATTTGGTTGAAATGGTCTTTCATAGAAACCAGTTAATAATAAATTTCTAACTGAACGAATTACAGACTGTTCATCATAACTTAAAGCAACATCATTGGTTACGGGTAACCTTTTAAAAGTTAAATCTAAATCGGAGTATATTTTTTGTAGGTTTGCCATTCTTTATTTATACGCAAAAGTAAATTCGCTTTTTTAAGTTTTGAGATGTCGCCGGAGAAATTCTAGGCCGGAACGCAAAATTTCGAAATTTTAGGAATTAATTCTTGTGATGAGTTTTGCTGTTCCTATGAAATTGTTTGCCAAGTATTTTTCTGTTTCACTCATATTACCAATGGCTTTTACGGCATTATAGTCATTTACGAAATTCTTTACATTGTTATAATAAGTCACATCGGCATTTCTTCTACCACCCATCAAATTGTTTGTGTTTGCTAAATCACTATAAATTTGAGTAATTTGTGAATTTGTTAAATTAGATGTATTTGATGCAGGATCAATACTTGCTGATATTAAACTTACATAAGAACTAATTGTATTAGCATTTGCACTTATCTGTGGGGTAACTAAAAGACTAGTAAAACTACCCATTATTGGTGAAGTATTTGTTATTGCATCTGTTTGATTGGTAATATATAACGCCATTCTACCATAATTTAAAGCCGTTAAATAATAGGGTTGATCCTCAACTAAACCAGTAAAAGGTTCAATATTTGATAACCTATTTGTGTGTATCAGAAAAGTATTTGAAGTAGCTGCTAAAGTTGTTGCTGCTTCATAAATTGATGAAGTTGCGTTTAAATTTGAAACATTGGCGGTCAATGTTATAATTGAATTTGCAGTATTCCATACACTTTGTGTTACATTTGCAACTGAATTATAATAATAACCTCCAACATCATCATTTTTAATATCTGTGGCTTGCCATTCAGTAATGAAAGCCGGCATAGAATTCATATGTGATTGAGTATCTGCACTCATTACTTGCACATACCCGTTTGGGTCATCAAAATTGTAACCTAAAATGGTATATAAACCTGTAGCATTATTTACTGTTGGCATAATATATTAACCCCCAATCATAGGAGTTAGTGGAGGCGCTGTTTTAGGGTGTACATGAGTATTAAATGTAAGTAAGTTCATTACATCAAACCCTAAAATTGATGATGAAATGCCTTGAATTGACAATGGTGCGTTCATAGATGCTGTTGCAGTAAGAATTCCTGTTGGCACATAAGGACCTGGAGTTACACAACCAACATTCACTCCACCTAATGTTTCTAATCCACCAGTAGCAAAAACTTTAAAACCAGCAGTAACATTTGTTTTAGAAGATATTGATGTTGCTGTAATTGCACCTTGTACACGAAGGTCGCCACTAACAACTACATCAGCCGGACTATTTAAAAATATAGTACCACCACCAAGGCCAGTTAAAGTATCTCCAGAACCAGCAGTAATATTAATATCTCCATCACTTGACAAATCTACTCTACCTGCAGTATGTATATGTGATTTTCCACCAACACTTGCTTTTAAACTTCCGTCTATCTCCGATATCATATCACCATGAACAGTAAGTTTACAGTCTTGGTACACTTCAATATTACAAACTCCATGGATTGAAACATTATTATCTTTTACAATAACTGTAAAATTATTACCTTTAACTACAGCATCAGCATCACCATTATGATACCAATGTTGATATGTGCCTGATGTACCATGTTGACGCCTCATAGACTCACTACCTGGCGTGTCATCCTTCATGTCCATATGACCTGCCTCAGTTTGAGTTAGGTTAATATATGGGTATGATCCTACTTGTGTGTTTGCTGATGTAGTCCATGTACTTCCGTAAATTTTATCTGCCATGATTAAGGTCTCGATTTACTTATTTGAACAAGTGGTGTTCCATTACCATCGGTAATTGCGGCCGATATATTTGTAACATTATTTTTGAAACTACTCAAACTTGATGTGAGTGTTGTTGAAGCATCAGCAACTCCTTTTGATAAAGCAGAAGGAACAGATGCTAAATTTGACTGTAAACCATTTAAATCTGTGCTTAACCCTTTAACTCCAGCTACAGCTTGATTTGATTGTCTGATAATATCTTTTGTTGTTGTTATTAATTCTGTTAATTCAGGACCTGCCACAAATTGTAATGCTTTTTTCAAAGCATTTTGTAATAAAACTAAACATTGAGTCAAGGTAGTAGCAACTCTCTGTGGTAAACTTTTAACAACATTAACGAAAAAGTTCACTTCAGCAATAAGTTCTTTTGCCGCTTTGATTTGTTCATTAATATAAGTCAATACATTACTAATTACTTTTAAAACTGCTAAAGCATCTTTTACAAATTCTTTAATTTGAGTTATAACAGGACTTGTTCCATCACCAATTAATGCTGTTACAATTTTATTTCTAATTTCTTGTATTTTTTTATTTAATTCAGCATTTTTTTCTGCCAGTCGATAAGCAACCCGTGATTTTGGATCGCAAATGTGCCATATATCAGCATTTGATAGTGCAATTGAAGTGTTTGCAATTGAACCTCTAGCTAATTGTGGAACTGTTGGGAATCCTGCTATTATCTTATCACCTTCTGCCACAATTTTTGGTGGATTTTGTTCTTTTAATTTTCCATAACTTCCTGGAACAGTTATCATTGGATCAAATTTTATTGTAAACGCCATTTTTTATCTTTCATTAGTAATCATTGTCTTGTTTAATACCGGGTATAACACCCATCATTATTGGAACTTGTGCTGATTCACTATCCATAAAAAACCCAACAACCCATTCACCTAATGAAGGCGCTTCAAAATGTCTTGTGTTATTTATTGGATTCATTGGAAAAGCCCAAGGTAAATCTTCAGTTGCAATTTCATCACCATACCAACCAAAAATACGAACTTGACACCGGCCTAATCCTAAAGGATCCATACGATTTTCAATTTCGCCTAGCCACCACACAAAACCATTAAGACCAGCAAAATTATGATTGTTTGCACCTTTACCCATTATATAATTCCTTTTACTGTATTATTCCATAGTGTAGATTTATTATCATTTCCTGGATATGGAGTTGGTACACTTTCTTTTGTTATTTCTAATATAGTTCTAAATGTAGTTAAATCAATAATGTGTCGAACTCCAGTAATGAAGTAATTTCCAGAGTAATATTTATCGAGAGCTCCGTTATTTCCTACATTTCTAGACATTAAATTAAACGTAAGAACACGACCTACAGTTAAATTACAATCACCAGGCACAGATATTCTTAATCTTGTATAATTTGCTAATTGTAATTGTGCTGTTCTATAAGGAATATATGTTTCAGCATATACATCGTTTCCTGCTGCACCTGGAACTCCAGCAACATAAGAAGAACTAGCACTATCAAAATTAGAAAATATCATTTTTAACATAGATTGTGGAGTTTGATTTAACTTATCACCTTTTCTATTTGTTGAGTCATCAATAATTGGATGTGGGTTTAAATTTTTAGCACTTTGTTGATAAGTAACATAATTAAAATTAGTTATTTTTCTTTGCCTTGTTAATGGATTTGCCGATATTAATTGATTGGCAAATGCGCCTGAAGTAATACCATTCAATGTATCAAAAGAATCTAAAAATTCGTAAGTTAAAACATTGTGTACATCACTATCTAAATTTCTAGCATCAATATTTTTTGGTTTATATGTGTATGTATAGTATGATGGTTGTTTCATCAAACTTTGTAATGACCTAAACTGAAAACCATTCTTATCCTCATAAAACAACATATCAGCACCAGGATTTTGTGGATTAGGTCTTGCATAGTTTGTCAACCAATTAATTGCATCAAATGGTTTTAATGTTGGTATAATAAAATTATATTTACCGTAAGTTGTTTCAATAGTACCTTTTTTATTTGCTGGTATTTTTAAATAATTATTCAATATATCATTAATATTGTCAGAAACTAATTGATTCTTATATGCTTTACTAATCTTGTATTGTTCGGATAATAATAATTCTTCTGAACAAAAATAAAGAACATAAGATTCTTTATACATTGTACCTTCAAGTTTTCTATTACCTACTTTATATACACGAAATATTTTATCAATTTGATTACTACTGTCGCCAGCTTTACTAAAAGTTAATCTAAGAAATTCTGTACCATTTATTGCTAAAGTTTCAATAAAGCCAGAAGCTTCAACTAACATCACATAACCACTTAATGTGTTGCTGAATATATCTTCATTGTAAGATATTTCTTGCATAGTATTCTTTAAATCAAACGTAGTAACTGAGGTTAATAACGTAAGATTTGTTAGGGAATAATCTAGTTGATTCTTTATACCTGCCATATTATTGAGCCATCAAATTTTTTAAATCTTTTTCAAGTTGATTACTATATGAAGAATTAATTAATTTAATATTTTGTTTTGCTTCATTTAATTCTATTTCATAATCGTAAATGCTAACAGCGGTTTTTGATATTGTTCTGGTTACAGAAGCACCACTACTAAATGTTTGTGTTGTTGAACTTTCTATGGTACTATTATATGTAGTCAAATCAACCACAACAGTTTTTGATGTTGTAGTTAATGACGTACTATCATAAGATGTAATTGTTTTTCTATATTCTTGAATTGTGTTTGAAATATAAGTAAAAACTTGATTATCTCCACCAGCAGCTTCACTATATTTGTTTATTAAATATGCATCAAATTGTTTAGATGTTAAAGGCCAATCCCATTGAGGATCCATAATTTCATTTGCATAAAGGATCATCCAAAACTTATTTGAATCATCATAATATTTGTTTGCAATAATATCAGGTCTATCACTTTCTTTTAAATCATATGAATAAAATAACAATGGATTTTTTAATAGTGATGGTATAATTTCTACTCTGGCCATTAAATTAGTCAATAAAATGGCATTATTTTTAGAATCTGAAGCAATAACTAAAGGAAAAGTATTAAAATATAACATGATTACCTTCTTGGATTTGTAGTATC